CAATCCAATCACCAATGTCCATAGTGATTTCTAAACGAAGTGCATCAGAGAAGCCACTAATCGAGACCTCTACCTTACGATCACTAGACGCACAAATCAAACTACCAATTTGACCTACGAATTTTCCTTCACCGGGGTTGTATCCAATAACTTCCAGATCTGCATCTTTTTCGGCCTTGAATTTAACCAGGTGTTTGCTGCGAGTATCTTCCCAGAGGCCGCAATAGTTCTTCAGGATGGTGCCTTCCTCGCCAGAAGCCAGTAATTCTTCAAAATGAGCAACAGCCTCCGGCAAACTATTAACTACCTTAGACGGAATCATCCAGAATTTTAATTGTGAATTAATTGCCAATTTATTTACACTTCGATTGTGATTTTCAGATACCGTCTTTACAGCAGATGAAAGGGAACGAAATCGTGCTTCATAGGACCAATTGGATATGCCTTTCTTAAATTCCATAATAGGGATAATATCCCATATTTGGGCGCGAACCATCTTGGCTTCTTCGGGAGTAATTGTACCTTTAATTGCCTTGTTGATAATGCCGTTGCCAATTTTACGCGAGAGGAGCTTTCCATTTTCATCTACCACGACCAACTCTCCGTCGATGACAACGGGTGTTAAGAAATATTGTGCCCCGAGTTCAATTAAATCACTATCCATGTATCCGAGCAAGTCAATGTTACGACCGCTGCGGCCACAAATACTAATTTTTTCACCCATGATATGGAAGTTTACCCTTAATCCATCAGCCTTCAATTGACTAATAGCAGGATAGGTAATGTTCTTAATATTCTTGTCGTCATAGGGACGAGCAAGCAGACAAGGATACGTAGGAATGAAGTTGCTAATTACTCGATTTACCGTACCATCACCAGCACCACAACGAAGATCTTTACCAATAATACGCTCAATAACAATGGCATCATTGCGATCAAGAGCAGAAAGAATACTGCGAAGATGCTCAATGCCCGCATGACCGGTGAGTTGTCTAGACGACAACTTCTCAAGTTCAACCAACGCCCAGTCTAAGGACTGATATGTTTCTCCGGGTGCGGCTGTGAGGAATTTGAATGTATAATCAGGGATTTTCCTGATATAAAAATTGATATAGGGATCAAGTGCCAATGTAAGAACCCGAAGGAAAAGTTGATTTTCCTTGTATTTCTTAATGACTGACTCTTTGTGTGTTCGCTTCGAATCCGATTCAATCTCTTCGAGAATTTGCAGAATCATAATTTCCCCTGTATGCCACTATTGTAATGGCCCACGGGTACAATGTCAACTGGTGTTTTACGATGTAGAATTAAGCTCTTGCTCAATTATATAAGTTGCCATCTCTGGAAATAATGTTAGATACACTCTTTCGTAATGTGTTTCACAATAGGATTTACCAAAAATAGTTGGATGATGGCATTTTTCACCATCTCCAATCCATGTACAAATGGTTGGCTTATCTTCAGCGAGCTTTTTCATAATATGTCGTCATGCCAAACGGAGATTTGATACGATGCTCCGGGTCGCTGTGAATGACATACACAGTATCGCAATACACGGGGTCGCCGAAGCCAAGTCCGCAATCATACCCGTCGGTGAAGTGAATGAACTTCTCAGGCATGATGTCGTTCTCCTTCATGTATTTCCAGTTGCAGTTGAAATCATTACCACCACGACCTATTACCTTGTAGTCGTCGATTTCATCCAGGTTGTCCGGTGTGTACGTCTGCGGATTGTAAACTTCCGTATCCGAGCACCACAGTAGCAACTTGAAATCTGCAAACTGTGTCATGATGCCTTTAACTTCGCCAAGGAAGTCACGAATCATTTCGTCGGAGATAGAACCCGAACTGTCCATACCCATAGCAACGTCAATCTTGAAATCTTTCTTTGTGCCGGGAATGTAGATTCCCATGGCTTGTGTCTTTCTTGAGCAACGGCTCCAGTCGTAATCATTGCGCATGATTGACTGGATAGTCATATTCAAGATTTCGCGCCAATCCATCTGCGGTTCCGTCATGTCTTTCAACATGCGCTTCACTCCAAGCGGAGTGTTACCAACGTCGACTTTGGCGGCTTGCATCACAGCAGCAGCAATCTCATTGGAAAGATTGCGACGCTCTTCCTCCGTCATTGGTTCACCCTTGCCGTCACCCGGCTCAAGGTGGATGTCAAATTCGGGAAAGTTTGCGTTGGGATCTTTCAGAAGGAGCTCATAGACTTCTTCGGTGAACATTCCCTTATACTTGGGATCGTAACAACCCTCCACACCAGTGCGGACCTTATCCGGGAATGTGCCGACTCCGTGATCACGCAACTCGCCGTTGATAACAAAGTCAGCTGCGGCATTCCATAACTTGGCCTTTCGGCTTCCGCGGCGGCTCATGTGGTCATACACACAATGCTCAACTTCGTGTGCGATCAGGAAGATTGTTTCCTGTTTGTTCAACTTCTCAATGAAGTTACGGTTGTAGTAGAAATACCTACCATCCGTTGCAGCGGTAGTACACCAATCGGAATCAGTCTCATCCCTCAAAAGCAGCCGTGTGGCAAGTGTGCCCCAGAACTGCTGTGTCAGGAGCAACGACACGCGCGCCCTGATAATTTGTTCGACGATTTCTTCCGGTTTCTTGGCCATATTTTCCTCGCTATGTGTCATTATAGCAAGGCCTGCAAAGATCCGCAACTGATAGTGGTGCCCCATGGTGGAACACTTCAAACCACCGTCCTAACAGTTAAGTGCTGTCTGCTCTCTATAGTGTAACTAGGACAACATTGAGCCGGCGGCGCCGCCTTATGTCTAGAGGCCGTTCATTTTTCTGAGCTAATAGGGCAATGCAATTGTAACAGATTTATTCTAATTCTTCAAGGTGTTCGAGGATGATTTTATTATATCCGTTTTGGATGGCAAACTCAATAATCTCTGATAGAATAATTTCTTCTTTGGTAGTAGCATACCATAGCACCTTATACTGTTCTACCTTATCACAACCAGAAAGTACAGCAATTGAGTTTTCTAGGTAAGAAGAGATTGATCCAGAGTCTTCTATAAATTTACCTAGTGCTGCTTCCAATATTTCTGTATGAGGAATAACTTGGATAGTTTTAATCACCTTACCGGTTTGGTCAGTAATGGTGTAGTCTGAACCTAATGATTCTACATTTGTAATTTTGAACATGTTATTCTCCCAATCGTTTGTTTACGATATTCCAGTTTATAATTTGCCAAACATTCTTAAGATATTTTTCTTTATCTGCCTTATAATCTTCAAGATAGGCATGCTCCCACATATCTATCAATAGAACTATATTACCGACATCCTTATGATTTGCTATTGTCTTAATATTTCCTTTTGTATCAAGATATGCCCAACCGCTTCCGTGTATACCCATGGCTGCTTCTATAAAAGCATCTTTGAATGCTTTATAGCTATCAAATTTATTATCTATAAGTTTTTTTGCAGCATCAGTTGGATTATTTACTATAGTCGCTTCCTGAAATTGCTCAAAAAACAACGTATGGAGTTTTGCTCCAGCTATTTGAAATTCGCCATCGCCTGCAAGGGCGTTCTTTACGTAATTCCCATATAATGTGCCATAATGTAGATCCATTGCCTCTTTAGAAAAGACACCAGTAAGTTGGTTTACCGGAACCGGTAACTTTATTTTGTATACTTCATTCTCTGCTGATACTTTTTCAATCAGTGTCCGAAAGGAGGTAGGATCATTCATATTGTATTTATGGAAAATGGAGAAACTTAGATTTGTTATTATAAAATCTCTCTACACCAACTGTTCTATCAAGTGTAGCTCTTTCAATTATATCACTAAGATATTTCTTAATCTCGATATCGGCTTGACCGTCTGGAATTTCTTCTAATGTCATACTTGACACCGATATTATTGAAGAGTTCGATGGTTGTTGTTCTAAAATGACAGGGAAGAAAGTTATATTTGCTTTACCATACAATATATCTCGATAATCTACATTTATGGAATATATTTCACTTGTCGGGTGTACAAATAAAATAGAATGAAATTTCTTTCCATCGGAATTTATAATACCCAAAAATTCCGACTTAGATTGATGGTGAGCATGTATTTTATTTTCATCAATGACATTTGATGAACCTTTGCCAAATAATATATGAACATAGGATGCGTTATCCTGTGCAATTATGTTTCTATAAAAATACGATAATGCAGATATATGATTCTGATAAAATGTTCTAAGATTAAGGCTTGATGAAGGTTGTAATATATAATTTGTCACGACATTAAGAGCACTATAACTTTCAATTTCCTCTACAATCTCAACTTCAATGCCGGTATCTATCTCAACTACCACAACCGAATTATAAAAGGTTTCATAGTCTGCTTTATATTTTAGATATATGGGTTCATCTACTCCGCCAACAACCCGAAACATAGTATGATTCTGACATATAAGATATGCTACCGTAGAAAATATATCGGGGTTATATAAACTTCGAGGATTACTATTTTGATCCTTATTTTCTAGAGAATTAGTTATTATAATATTTGGATGATCATAAAGTTCCTGGCTAACCTGTACTTCATTCCCGGAAATGATGGCAATCAATCCCCGTAAACTTGCATCCACAATCATCTGTGCCTTATTGCCCTGAATAAAGAATCTTTGTTCGAAAAATGTATCTAGCCCCGTATTCTTATATTTCTCCTGTATAGCT